TTCGCAGTGGACATCGCCAAGGGTGGATGTGCTATTGCTATAGGTGGCAATGCTAATGCTACCAACTCAACACTCTATGTTGAGAAAGGAGAGTCAGTAATACTGAAAGGAGATAGTCCCGTAAGAGTGGGTATCACTGGATGTACTGCTGCTAACCCAACAGTTTTTACAATCGAAAGATCAGGTGGAAATCATAACCAATTCAAGGTAGGTGATTATGTCACAGTAACTGGTTCCTCTGTGAATGATTACAATGTATCCCACCAAGCAATTACCGCAGTAACTCCCACAACGTTCACAGTTGCTGTGGATGGTTCAGGATTCAGTGCTTTCTCAGGTACTGCTGAAGCTAGGTTGTCTCAGAAGTATGCTATCATGCCTAAGACAGGTTCAGGTTCTACAGTTTATTGTACTGAAGTACAGGTAGTTAGTAACTAATGACAGCGGTAAGACTGAATGAGTATGGGAAATACTATTACGTCGAGTTGGTTTGGCGTGGTAGAATGTATCGCGTCCAGATATTTTTTCCTAGTCTCCAGAAGCCGCAACGTCAGGAAATACAAAAACAAGCTAATAAAATTTATCCAGGTTCTAGAATACTATCATACGTTGAGGCAGGTAAAACACCTGACCTACCAATGATTTATGCCTTAGATGTAACATGATGCAATTTAGAGAAAGCGATGTTGATTTAATTATCGACACTATGAACAAGTATAAGGATTACATAGGTAGCATTGAAGAGTTCAAAAAGATTGAACATGTAATCCACAAGGTCGAGAACTATCGACATGAAATAGAATGTATAGGTGAGCAGTGCGAAATACATGAGTTGGCATGATCTTAGAAACACTTCCCAGATAATCAGTGAGAAGCTTCCAGATGAAATCTACGAGGATTTAATCTGTAGGACACAATCAAGACGTAAGGATAGCGATTGGAATTATAACGATAGACTTGTAGGAGCATTGGGACAACAGTCCAGTTTAGAATGGGACTATAAGATAGAACAATACTTAACTCGTTATGCAGCACGTCTATGGAATGATATCCATCAGACATGTCCATGGGAATTTAAAGAATGTAGGGACGTTAGTTCCTTTATAAAGCTTAGGGATCTCTGGGTAAACTTCCAGAGACCTGGTGAATATAATCCTATGCACTGCCATAATGGTATTGCTAGTTTCGTTATCTTTATAGACTTACCATATGGTAAGGAAGAAAAGAAAGATCATCGCTGTAATGGATCTTTCCAATTAGAGAACGATGTATTAGAAATAGATCAGAGTTGGAATGGAATAATCATTATGTTTCCATCCCACGTTAGACATGGAGTCTATCCATATAAGTCTACTGATAGAGAACGAGTTACTGTAGCAGGTAATTTGGTATGGAACGTTGATGGACCAGGTGAAGAACACTACTAAATATATTAGTGTGATAGGTATTACCATGAGCGAAGTTCCAGAAGATCGTCTCACAGCGCAGTTAGATTTTGAAGATGACATGCGTGAGAGTCCAGAATATTACCGAGAATACCTAGTGCAACACCACGATGAGTATCCAGAAGATGTCCATTGGGATCATATTGTGGATAAGTGGGTATTATACTATGACGGTACCATCCTTTTCTTTGATCAAGAAGACGAAGCAAGGGAATGGTGGCGGCTAAATACCCATAGTAGAAAGTAGTCTAAGAAATTAGTAATGTCCCTGACAATCAGAAGATTGCCTGAACAGGATAATAATCTTGTTAGGCCACCAAGTAGTATAGTACCATCACAGAATGGTGATGTTGTATTAGAAGCAACTTCCAACACAGTCCTTACAATGAAGTTGAAGGGCACAGATGGTGTTGTCAGGAACTTCGACGTTGGTGGTGGAGGATCCACTATTGGTACTGAATATGATATTCGTGCTATTGCTGATACCTCACCTGCTTGTATTTTTAGACTTACATCATCTTACTCAGTTATAGATGATATCAAATTCTCTGGTACTGCTAATCAGATTATTGCGTCTCGTGTAAACGACAACGAGATGAATTGGGCATTCCCAACTGATGTTACTTTCCCTAATGATGTCACAATTACTGGTGACCTCACAGTTAATGGAACCCAGACTACAGTTAATTCTACCACCGTTCAGGTGGATGACAAAAATATAGAACTTGGTACTGTTGCCACTCCTACTGATGCTACTGGAGATGGTGGTGGTATTATTCTTAAAGCTGCTGCAGATAGATCAATCCTTTGGTCTAATACAAACGATGCTTGGACATTCAACCAGCACGTTTTCCCTGACGCTGACTCTACCTATGATATAGGTAGCAACACAATACGTTGGCAGAACATCTATGCTGATGCTGCTAACATTACATCAATTACAGGAGCACTGACAGGCAATGCGGACACTGCAACTACTTTGGCTACTGCTCGCAACATTTCGGGCGTTAGCTTCGATGGGTCGCAAAATATCGACTTGGTTACTGACAACGTTCAGGAGTCAGGAACACCAACCAATCTCTACTTCACCGACACTAGAGCGAGATCTGCGGTTTCTGTCACTGACGCTGGAGGCGATGGTTCCCTCGCTTACGCCTCAGGCACAGGCGTATTTACATATACTGGTCCTAGCTCCGCAGAAGTTAGAGCACATTTTTCAGCAGGGACGGGAGTTGGAATCACATCTGGATCTATAAGTATAGGTCAGGCAGTAGGAACTGGTGATAGTGTAACCTTTGCTGGTATCACTGGACCTCTTACAGGTAATGCTGATACTGCTACTGCATTAGAGACAGCTCGTACTATAAATGGTGTATCCTTTAATGGTACTGCCAACATAACACTGGATTTAGATGACATAGCAGAAGCATCATCTACTCCAACAAACTTATTCTTTACCAATGAGAGAGTTGACGATAGAGTATCTGTTTTATTAACAGGTGGTACTGGTATCAACAAGTCTTATGATGACTCAGCAGACTCTCTAACTTTATCAGTAGACTTCACTGAATTTGATACAGATAATATAACTGAAGGTTCTACTAACGTATTCTATACACCTGCTCGTGCTCGTGGTGATATATCTGTCACTGACTCAGGTGGAGACGGAGCACTATCATATAATAATTCCACAGGTGTTATAACTTACACTGGTCCCAGTGCTGCTGAGACTAGAGGACATATATCTGTCACTGACTTAGGTGGTGACGGTTCATTAGGATATAATTCCTCAACAGGTACTATAACCTACACTGGTCCCTCTGCTCTGGAAGCAAGAGCACATCTCAGTGGTGGTACAGGTGTAACTTATAGCTCCTCAACAGGTCAGATTTCTATTGGACAAGAGGTAGAAACTAACTCTGATGTTACCTTTGGTGAGGTAACTATTGGTGCTAGTGGAACTAGAAACCTTCTCATACAAAACACAGACAACGTTGGTACTGTAGAATCTGTTGCCAACTTAACCTTTAAGCATAGTGGTATTGACTTTACTCAAGACAATATTATTGCTGATGGTAATGACCTAGGTCACATAGACTTCAGAAATAATGGTGGTACTAAGGTAGCACAGTTTGGTTTCCGTAAGAGAAACACACAAGGAAGTAAACTTTCTTTTGAAGTAGACGCTAATGATAATGGCACACCTAACTTAGAAGTTGGTGATACTAATATAAGCTTATCTTCTACTAACGTAGATGTAACTGGTACTGGTACATGGACTGGACAGTCTCTTACCTTACAACTAGATGATGCCTCTGAGAACGTAGGTCCAGACCTAGTTCTTCAGAGAGATAGTGCTAGTGCTGCTACTAATGACCTACTTGGACGTATTAAATTCCAAGGTAGGAACACAGGTAATGCTGCTGACGTTGAGTTTGCTGCCATTACATCTAAGATCCACTTTGATACTCAAGGATCTGAGAGAGGATTAGTAAACTTCTCAGTTATAGATGCTGGATCACCAGTTAATACTATGACACTACGTGGTGGATTAGTTGGTCTTAACATAGAGGAACCAGCAGGTCAACTACACGTCAAGGGTAGTGACACCACTGACCAAATTATTATTGAGAACACAAGTAACTCATCGACTACTGCTCCTGACCTTGTACTGTATAAATCAGGTACTATAGCATCAGGACATCAGCCAGGACGTATTGATTTCAGAGGTAGAAATGCTGCTGACAATGCTAACGTTACCTATGCTGGTATCTTCGCTGAGGTTACAGGAACATCTAACTTAGCAGAAAATGGAGCACTTAAATTCTATACTGTACAGGCTGGTACTCTTTCGGAAGCAGCGCGTATTACAGAATCTGGTCACTACAAGCTTCAGGCAGATAAGGGTATTGACTTTAGTAATCAGACAAGTCTGGCTGGTAAGACATACGAAATTTTTGATCATTACGAAGAGGGCTCTTACGCAGCAACGCCAGAATTTGCTTCCACAATTCGTGCGGGCATGTCAACGACTTCCACTGGTTACTATACTAAGATCGGTAGAACCTGCCATGTTCATGCGAAAGTCACAGTAAATATTATTGATGCTGCTTTGATCGGTGGTACTCTTAAGTTCCCACTCCCATTCCAACCTGCCATCTCATGTGCTGACAATGCTATAGCACGTGTATTGATGGAGACAGATTCAACTCACTTCTTGAACCAGTCACAAGCAATCTTCCTTGACGATAGTAAGGATATGATTGTATCCCATGCTGGATCACAAGACCAGTGGGTTGTACTACAAGTTTTAAATGCTGACTATCAGAGATCATCAGTCATCACTGCTGGTAACTGTGCTGTTGGTAGTACCGCTGTATTCCTAGACTTTACATATAGAACTGCTGCATAATGCCTTCGTCATCCCAAGACTTCTATCTTGGTAACCCCAACCTGAAAAAGGTTGGGATGGATATTGAATTCACCCAAGAACAGATTGAAGAATGGATCAAGTGTAAGAGTGATCCTGTATATTTTGCTATCAATTACATCAAGATTGTATCTCTTGATGAAGGTATAGTCCCATTTAAGATGTGGGATTTCCAGAAAGAACTGCTGGAGAAATTTCATAACAACAGATTCAACATTGCTAAGCTGCCTCGTCAGACTGGTAAGTCCACCACATCGGTGTCGTACTTGCTTCATTATGCTTTGTTTAATGATAATGTTAACATCGGTATTCTTGCTAACAAGCTCTCTACTGCACGAGATCTTCTAGGAAGGCTACAACTTGCTTATGAACAGTTGCCACTCTGGATGCAACAGGGTATAGTGGCATGGAACAAAGGATCAATGGAGTTAGAAAATGGATCAAAGATACTGGCTGCTTCTACGTCTGCAAGTGCTGTCCGAGGCATGTCGTTCAATATCATCTTCCTCGACGAGTTCGCTTTCATTCCGAACCATATTGCAGAGCAATTCTTTTCCTCTGTTTATCCTACTATTACTTCTGGTCAGTCAACAAAAGTCATCATCATCTCCACTCCGAATGGGATGAACCATTTCTACAAACTCTGGATTGATGCCCAGAAAGGTAGGAATGGATATGTATGGACAGAAGTACACTGGTCTAAAGTTCCAGGTAGAGACGCAGCATGGAAGGAAACGACCATTGCTAACACATCAGTTAGACAGTTTACTCAAGAGTTTGACTGTGAGTTCTTAGGATCTGTTGATACATTAATAGCAGCATCTAAACTAAGAACACTAACATATGACGACCCTATAAGATCTAATGGATCCCTTGACGTTTATGAAAATCCTATTGCTGACCGTGATTATATTGTTACTTGCGACATATCTCGTGGGTTGGCTCAGGACTATAGTGCGTTTGTGGTTATTGATATATCTCAGGCTCCGTGGAAATTAGTAGCAAAGTATAGAGATCATGAGATAAGACCTATGCTATTACCTAATGTCATTGCTGATGTAGCAAAGGCATATAATATGGCATACGTTTTAATAGAAGTAAATGATATAGGAGAGGCAGTAGCATCTCAACTTCACTATGACGTAGAGTATGAGAATGTTCTCATGTGTGCTATGAGAGGACGTGCTGGACAGATAGTTGGTACAGGATTCTCTGGTGGTAAGACACAGATGGGTGTCAAGATGAGTAAGACAGTTAAAGCACAGGGGTGTTCTAACTTAAAGACTTTAGTAGAGGATGATAAGTTAATTGTTAACGACTATAACATTGTTGCGGAACTCACTACCTTCATTCAGAACAAACAATCGTTTGAAGCAGACGAGGGATATAATGATGACCTAGTTATGTGTTTGGTTATCTTTGCTTGGTTGGTACAACAGGAATACTTCAAGGAGATGACCGATCAGGACATCAGAAGAAGGATATATGAGGAACAAAAGAATCAGATAGAACAAGACATGGCACCATTTGGTTTTATTTTAAATGGTGTGGATGAAGAGGAGCAAGTTATAGACCAGAAAACTGGTGATGTTTGGTCTCTTAATATAGATGGTAGAGATAATGAAGACAGTAATTGGAAGGTAGATGAGTACGGAGACATGAGTCACATGTGGGAGTTCCGCTGAAAAACAAGCTTTTCATAAATATTTTTAGACAAATTGAAATCATTCATCGGAGCGAACAAGCATGGCTAGCACACTTCTCTCGCCAGGAGTTGCGATCCAAGAAAGAGATTTAACTCTAGGATCTATTGAAACTGTTGAGATAAACGTAGGAGCTATTGCTGGTGCCTTTTCTAAAGGACCAGTTAATACACCAACTCGTATTTCCTCAGAGTCAGAACTTCTGAATACATTTGGTGAACCAAATGACAGTAACGCAGAAACATGGTTTGCTGCTTCAAGTTTCCTCGCCTATGGTGGCGTACTTGATGTAGTTCGTGCTTCGGGTAGTGCTCTAAAGAACGCTGTTTCTAACGGAACTGCTGTTCTAATCGAAAACCCTGAGGTGTACGAGGGACAGTACTACACAGGACTTCAAGGATGGAACTGGGCTTCCAGATTCTCAGGTACTGCTGGTAACGCAATTAACATTGCTGTTATCGACAAAGGTGCTGACCAACAATTAACTTTAGCGAATGGTTTCCAGAGTGCTGTATCACCTGGCGACACACTAAACAATAGTGCTGGTACTAAGAGTGCTTATGTTTGGAGTGTAAGTGGTACTACTCTTAACATCATTAACAAGACTGGTGGTCTATGGACTACATCTGATCTTGCTGATGATGATACAAACCCAGATATTGCTATCACTGCTGCTGCTGATTGGTATGACCAACAAGAAGTCTTCTCTGGACTATCTTGGAATAACTTAGCTCCTCGTCCTGGTTCATCTGCTTATGCTTCTGATCGTGGCGGTGGATGGGATGAAGTTCATGTCGCAGTGTATGATAACACTGGTGCTCTAACAGGTGTACCTAAAACACTTTTAGAGAAGTATACATATTTGTCTAAGGCTTCCGATGCTAAGTCACCTGAAGGATCATTAGCATACTATCCTGAAATACTCTTAAACAAGAGTAACTATGTTTACTGGGGTAAGCATGAGGAAGGTAGTGGACCTGCTGGTGTTTGGGATGCTTCTGCTAATGCCTTTACCACATCTGCTGGTAACCTTGGTGCTGTTGCTTCCGAAGTATCTGACTTAGTAGGACACAGACAATACACTCTCACTGGTGGTGTTGACGCATACACTCTAACCCAAGGAGAGATAATTTCAGGTTACGATTTATTCGCTGACGTTGAAACCGTACAAATTGACTACCTAATCATGGGTGGTGGCGGTGCTACTGAAGCAGAATCAATAGCCAAAGCAAACAAGTTAGTATCACTTGCTGGCTTGAGAAAAGATTGTATAGCATATCTTTCACCACACAGAGGTAATGTTGTTGGTGTAAGTAACAGTGCTACTCAAACATCGAACGTAGTTGATTTCTTTAACAACTTCGCTTCATCATCATATACTGTATTTGATAACGGTTGGAAATACCTTTATGACCGTTTCAATGACAAGTATCGTTGGATCCCATGTAACGGAGACGTAGCAGGATTATGTGCTGCTACCACTGCTAACGGAGATCCTTGGTTCTCACCTGCTGGTTTGAACCGTGGTGGGATTAGAAATGCTATTAAACTAGCATACTCACCTAAGCGTTCTGAAAGAGATGCACTCTATCAGAACAGAATTAACCCAATCACCAGTCTACCTGGTCAGGGTATTGTACTCTTCGGAGACAAAACTGCTCTCGCTTCACCATCTGCTTTTGATCGCATCAACGTCCGTCGTCTCTTCCTCGTCGTAGAGAAGACAATAGGAAATGCTGCGAAGGGAGTCTTGTTTGAACTTAACGACGAATTTACTAGGAGTAACTTCAACAATGTTGTTGAACCTTACCTCAGAGAGATTCAAGCTCGTAGAGGTATCACCGACTTCCTAGTTGTGTGTGATGAGTCAAACAACACACCTGCAGTTATAGATTCCAATGAGTTTGTTGCTGAAATATACATCAAACCTGCAAGATCTATTAACTTCATTACACTAACCTTCGTTGCTACACGTACTGGTGTTAGCTTTGAAGAAGTTATACCTCGCAGATCTTAATAGGAGCATCTAACAATGGCCGCATTTACAGTATTAGACTTTCAAAAAACCATTCAGGGTGGCGTACGGCCCAACCTGTTTCAAGTTGAATTCAAATTCCCAGGTAAAGTAGACAAACCTAAGGCATCAGACATTGTGCCACAACTTTGTAAGAGTGCTGCTCTTCCTGCATCTACAGTAGGAACAGTAGAACTACCTTTCCGTGGACGTGTTAT